GATACAAAGAGGCTGCCATGTTACTGAGAAACATCGGGTTCAGTCCTATCTCTAACATTTCTTCTTTATCGCAACTCTCGAACAACGGTCGCGTTATCAGGTTATTATTGTGATATTCAAGCTGGTGCCGTAACTCCAAAGCAATCCAGTTCATCACCTCAAAACCGCCTTTCTCCAAAAGTCTAAAAAATTTTTTTGAGACGAAATTGTCAAAGTGCCACGGTTCATTGTCGATTTTTTGTCTGGCGTTAAAATCCCTGCGAAAATTTTTTGCTTCTCGTTTGATTCTCTTAATGTAATCGGCAGGGAAACTGCGATTAATGTTTGGTAAGTCTTTGTAACCCTTCATCTTTTCTCCTCAAAAAAACCCCGCCAGACGGCCCACCCGGACGGGAACGGGTGTTCTAAGGCAGGAGTATTTGCCTCGGCCTGTTCAATGAATCTCTTCCTCTAGTTCCAACATATTCGCTCGATGGTTAGCCAGATCAAACTCCACCAGGCTCTTTGCCAGTTCCATCTCTCGCTCAGATATATCCAAGGACGTTTTGTACAGAAGGTTCAATACACGCTCTGATTGTTCTTCGGTTGATGCGGTCAGTGCCATTCGTAAAGATTGTACGAAATACACAAAGTCGTTTGGTATCTCCATTATTCTTTCTCCTCTTTTAGATTTTTATTGAGTAAATAGATCGCCTTCAAGATCGTATCGATGTCTTTCTCGATCCGTTCAACACGGGCGAATAGCTCTTCAGCTTGTTCATCCGTCAACGTAAGTTTGATTTCAATCATGAGCCATAAACCTTGTAACAACCGCCGATAACATCGTCAGATGTTCAGCGAGGAACGCAGTAACGTCTACCTCTTAATAGCGATGTATTGAAGATGGTATGTACCAGCGGGGTTGATTGCCCCCTGTTCTATCAAGTCCGCAGCAGTCATGCAAAACCTGCCTTCCAATCTCCAAACTAAACCAGTATCGACTAAGTGTTGCCACGCCTCGATAAATTGCTGTTCGCTCTCAGCCTCTTGAAAACCCTCTGCTATACCAACTGCTTGATAGTTGTCCACTTGTTTTTCTCCGTTTTAGATATGGGAACATGGGAGAGTATCGTACATCGCATACGAAAACAAGCGTTTTTACCTTAATTCGCCTTACCTATTACACTTTTCTAGAAAAAAAAGTTTTTTGTAAAAAATATTTTTTCAAAATGGTGTCGATAGTGTCGATAGTGTAACCTTCCCTTTAAAAATGGGCGTTTCAAGGGTTACACCAGGGTTACACCACCCAATAATGGTGTAACCCGCTCGCTTATACCCCAAAAACCATATATAGGGGCCAAAAAAATAAATTTTGTTGAAAAATTATTTGTTCTGAAAAGTTGCTAGTGGAAAGCGCGTTTATTAAACTCCCGAGACATGGCAGAGGCTATCAAAACAGAAACACGGGGCCGACCCCCAATATCTGAGAACACCCGACTGACTGGTAAGCAGGCAAAGTTCGTAGAACTCTACTGTACACGCGAAGGCACTGAAACACTTCAAAACCTGGCAATCGAGGCAGGCTTTTCAAAGTCCGGTGCTCATACACGAGCCTATGAAATGCTGAACCCCAAGAAAAGTCCGCATATCTGCAAAGCCGTGCGGGAAAGAAGGGCCGAGCTAAACGAAAAATACGCAGTCAATTTTGGTCAACACCTAGCTGACCTTGGCAAGATTCGAGATCAATCGATAGCGGCAGGAAACTATGCTGCGGCTACTGCCGCTGAAAAAGCGAGGGGTCAAGCTGCGGGATTGTACGTTAACCGAAGTGAGATTCGACACGGCAGTATCGATCAAATGTCAAAAGAAGAAGTTCAACAAGCTCTGAATGATTTGAAACGTCAACTCGGTGAAAAGGTTATCGAACATGAAACAAACGGAGTCGAACTTCTGGAAGCGTCTCAAAAAGAGGATTGACACAAGTTACGAGTGCCCAACCGTAACCCGCATAGAAAACAGCTCGACACCCGGGGTTCCTGACATACTGTTGATGGACGGTCACAAAAACCTTCATCTGATAGAACTCAAAGTTTGCACCGGCAACAAAGTAAATATCAGCCCCCATCAAGTATCTTTCGCAACCCGCCATGCTAACGCCCGTGTCTGGATGTTGGTGGAGGTCCAAAAGTCTGAGGGTAATAAGTGTTATCTGTATCGGGCAAACAGCGTGATGAAACTAGCTGAGCACGGTTTGAAAGAAGTAGCACCCGATTTGATATTCGACCTGGTTGAAGACTTCGAAACTTTCATCTACTGGATCAAGACCCAAAAAATAGGGGTTGACATTAGATCCCAAGTATGAGATAATTCCCATACGCCGGGTTTTTGCCCGGTAGTTCTTTTACATTCTAAAAAGGAGGTTCACGATGAGTGAAACTAATCTTGCGCCCGTGTTTATCTACAATGACGGCGGTCGAGAGGCCGGGGGCTATAAAGGCGAGGCTGGCGATTGTGTGTGCCGAGCCGTTGCAATTGCTTCTGAGTTACCTTACCAACAAGTCTATGACCGGTTGGCAGAAGGAAACTCCAAACAACGCAGATCAAAACACGATACAGGCAAACGGTCCCGATCCGCTCGTGATGGTATTTCAACCACGCGAAAATGGTTCAAAGACTACATGCAAGAACTCGGTTTTGTTTGGACCCCGACAATGCACATCGGCGGCGGGTGCAAAGTTCATCTCAAAGCCGAGGATTTACCGAGCGGTCGTTTGGTCTGCTCAGTCTCAAAGCATTATGTGGCAGTAATCGATGGCGTTATCAATGATACTCACGATTGCTCTAGGGAAGGTACTCGATGCGTGTACGGGTACTGGCAACGTTCAAATTGAAGGAAACCAAGGGGCCTAGTGCCCCTTTTTTCTTGTGTCCCATTTCTTCCCATGTTAAAACCGCCTGATGTTTTTTCTTATCGAAAAGGTTTTGTCGTGGCTGTATCCAAATGAGGATCAAAAAACCGCTGGCGAACTCAAACTTGAAGATGACCGTAAGCGTCGGATGGAAACGATACGGTATTGGGACAATCATATCCGGCGGCGGGAAAAAGAATTAGGCATGGCATTTGACGACGATTGATTTACTCTATAGGATGTATCCCACATTCATTCTAATTAGGAGTAAAACGAATGGCTGAAGCAATAGACATAACAACGGTGGGCACAGAGCACGAACTCAAGATCGATAGCGCGTATGATCTCAAAGCACTGGATCTTTTTATCGACAGAAAAGATGTCCGGTATTTTCTTACCGGCCTGCATCTTGATAACAAATACATGACTGCGACCGATGGCAAGGTGCTGTTACGAATACGCCATGACCAGGATCTTGGTTTGGGGGAAAACGGTATCGTTGTGAGCCTGCCGAAAGTGAAAGTCAAAGCAAGTGATCCACAGTGCAGCATATCAATAGAGGAAACCGAAACCCCGGTCCCGCATGGGAACGATACGGTGACTGAGTATAGCCGGGTGGCGCGATTGTTTATAAACGATACGGTACACAAGCTTGAAATAATCGACGGGCAGTACCCGGATGTTACTAAGGTGATCCCGTCCGAAAACCAAACCAAACAATCCGACTCATCGTTTCAATCTCAGTATTTGGAACTTATCGCGAAGGCTGCAAGGCTTTTGAATAGCAACAAAAAAGAGACAACCTGCAGACTCTACGGAGAGACTAACTGCGCGCATCGCGTCGATATTGGTGGTAGGGACGATGTTGAAATGGTCATTATGCCAGTAACTAATCCGAAGAAGTCGTAACCGTATCCTGTAAGATAGAAAAGACCCGGAGTGATCCGGGTTTTTTTTGGCTTGAAGATGGGAGCTATCCCAGATAAGATAACCGGACATTCTAAAACTTAGGAGTAAAAAAGAATGACTGCAAACCTTTACAAAGCCCAACTACACGAGGCCGGATTAGCCTCTACCCGCGCGGTCGCGATTACTGAGGCGATCAGTGAGTTGCACAAAGCCTTCGCGGCCTGCGATCTTACAAACCGCAATATTGTGCGAGACTTGTTTGGGAATCTAACCGTCGATCAAATGATTACCGACTTTGCAAAAACCGAAGATCTCAATAAAGAGATTTTTGATCAGGATGCGGAACCGCTCGAAGATCGTATTTATTTCATGGTCAAAGAACGAATCGAGGAAGATATCCACTACCGAGTTCTAGCGGCAATGAAAGAACATATAGAGAACTATGATTTTTCGAGCTACGTGGAAGATTTCTTAAAAGAGCCGGTGTACCGGATGGTCCAAGATCTACTCCAAAACGTTAACCTGGTTATCGAAAAAAAATAATGTGGTTCGATAGGTTCGACATTGTATCGGCTTACTATCACTTTTTTGTGCAGTATCACGAGGGACTATCTTCGAGGAAGTATGAAAGACTCTGCAAAATACTCAGCTATTACAGTCCAAGCGAGAGCGATCAACACCCCGAAAATATGACCGAGAACGCGCAAACAATTTTTGATGAATTAGTAAAACGTGAACTCGGTTAGCCCTGACCACAAACCAAACAAACCCGGCCAAGTGCCGGGTTTTTTTGTGTGTTGTGCATGGGATCGATCCCATATAAACTAAGCGGACATTCTAACTAGGAGTAAAAAAAGAATGGGAACTAGACTACGCAGAAAAAAAACTAGACTCGAAAAACAAGCCGCCAAATACCGGAACCGGGAGCGGCTGCGCGTACAAAAGAAACGCGAAGAACTTGCAAAGCTTGCCGAAATGGAATCACAACAGGAGATTGCCGCCAATGCATGAACAAAAGAAAGACCCCAGTTGCGCGGATCGTGTCTGGGAAGCCTGCGAAAGTAGGCTAGCAGATATCCGGCTCATGCTCGACCCGACTGAGGATGATTACAGGCTAGGCGATGACGGTTCACTGGATACTGTCATAGTAGTGGGTGAGGAAGAGTTTCGCTTTGATTCTTCAAACTTTGACGATGACACCCCAAAAACCGAGCAGGCTTACGCCATGTTCGCTGACGACATCGAGGAAACATTACGAGATCGTTTCCACGAATATGGTCTCTCTTTTGATTATGTCCCTCGATGGGCTTTCAATGATCAAAAGCTTGGCTTCGTTCGTTTCCAACTATCGTTGGGAGGGCCGCAGGAAGAAATACGTTTTTTCTGTGATGAACAACGGATGCCCTACCGGGTCGAGTTTTGGTTTTTAGATTGGGGTGATGGCGCGTGTATCGATATCACCGGGCGATCCGAAACCGAGCTATTGATTGATAGGTTAGGGTTCTATGATTGGCTTTATGATGACCAAGAATTTTGGTCTCAATAAACCACGCACCGCAGAGAAAGCCCGGACCGATCCGGGCTTTTTTTTGGCCGTTTACTATGCGATCATTCCCATACATCTAAACAGGAGTAAAAAAGATGCACAAAATATTGATCGGCTGCGAATGTAGCGGCACCGTCCGCGATGCGTTCCAAGAACGTGGGTTTGATGCTTGGAGCTGCGACATCAAACCAAGTGAGACCCCGACTAACTCGCATTTGCAAATGGACGTCCGCGAAGCATTGCGCGAGTTTGAGTGGGACATGTTTCTGTGTGCGCACGTTCCCTGTACGCGACTAGCGAATTCTGGGGTTCGTTGGCTTAACTCTCCCGCTCCCGGCAAAACGAAGGAACAAATGTGGGCCGAGCTGCGCGAAGGTGCGCGCCTGTTCCGAGACATGCTCGACGCAGACATTCCCGCAATAGC